TTCCAAAACACCAATAAGGTTTCCTAACTTCTCATCTATCACTGTGGTTTCCATTTCTGCATCATTGAAAGGCAGATCTTTGAACCACTGCGGTAATCTCAGTTCATCCACAGGGTAGGCCACGGAAGTATGCCCCATAGGATTATCTTTGATCTTGCACACAATTACTTTCATGCCATCGACTATCTGCATTGAGTATTTGTCATCCATCATACGCTTGAGAGTGTTCCAATTTAGACTAGCTCTGACATGTCCGGGCATGTTAGTCTTGCCTGCTTTCTTTTGTTTGGCAGCATATTCTGTGATATTGTTGGCTCGTTTAGGCGAGCCCTTCTCCCAACCTGGTCGAGTTTTAAATTCTGTGCGGAAATCAGTGATATATTGCAGTATCTCTTCTTTGGTCACTCCAGTTAGTGTTTTAGTCAGTACCTCACTTAAGAAGTCTTGTATAACAACCGGGGTATCTGAACGCTTGAGGTCGAGCCCCATGGCTTTGATCTTGCCTGGTTTGCCTTCCGTATCTGCTCGTTTGCCTTCTTTGTCGTAGTAGAGCACTGCATATCGCTTTTTGGTGATGAATAATCCTTTGCTTGCAACAATTTCGCGACCTGCTTTGATGACCTCAGCTCTGGTTCTAGGGACATGAAATGCATCCTGCATGAATTTGACAAATGTGCCATTCACAGTTTCTCCTATGGTATCATAAAGTTCAATCACTGATTCTCTGCTCCAGGGAATCAATCCTTTCTCAATGTCTTTTTTCAGTGTGGCATACGCTGAAAAATAACAAGAGTCTGTGTCACCGTAGATCACTGCTCGACCAATGTGGTCATACTCTCCGGTGATAATTTCATTAACTTTAGATGCCATGTGTTTGGCAATTTGTCGACCAGTTAGCGTGGTACTCTGACCAATCCTGTTATCAAAGAACCTACAGCCTGGATTTAAAATCGCACCATACAGACTGTTTAGCAGAATCTTCTTGACCAACTGACGCTTGTCCCAGTATTCCTCTTCAATCTTGTTGCCTGCTTGGATACATTCTCGCAGTTTGGCCTGCATTTCCTTGCGTTCTTTGTACCAACGAGCCAGCAGACCTGATATCACTCCTTCGGTTTCGTATGTGAATATGGTGCCGTTGGCTGAGATCACCCAGGGTTGATTGCTGTCAAATATAAGATCATAGGCCTGAGCCGCACTTAGCGTATCCGATCCGCCGCCTTCCCAATCAACAATGACTTCACGTCCAACTTCGCGATTCATCACAGCAGCATATTCAAGACTACCAAATATGCCTTCCCAAGCTGAGGCAAATGATTTTCCTTTGGCCATTTCTGCAGCAATGTAGTCTTTGGTTCCATCCTGTCGCAACTGCCCCACGATGGTTTCAGGACCCATGTTTAATGCACGAATCGCTGAAGGATACAAACTATTAATGTCAAGAGAGCCAATCCACTCATGTATACCTTTCTTGGGATATGCAACGTAGGCGCCTGCTGCCTGCGTGTCTAATCCTTCGCGATTGATTCGATTAGGAACTATCATGCCTCTGCGATGTGCTTCGTTGATGATAGCTTGTTCGGTTACTGCTACAGCTCCCATGGTGGTTGCTAACAGCACTGTGTTTTCGTGTGCAATCGTATTAGCCAAGTCGATAAATTTTAATTTTCTATCAAGTTTCTCAAGAAGCATGCAGTCATTGATGTTGTATTCAATGAATGTTTTGAAGTCATTGTTGTACAATTGATCCAGGGTACCTTCGTATTGTGTTTTACGTTCACCTAATTCGTATTCAGCAATGGCATCTAGTCGATATGTATGGCGTTCTTCATAGGTGTACTTGCGATATAACTCGAGACTGTCTATATGCACACGCCCATGGAAGTCATAGGTAGTAGCAGTTTTACCAAACTTTTCATATTCACGTTTCTTAGGAAAACAATCCCATAGACAAAAACGTCTAGTATCTTCTTTGCTGAGAACCTTGGTGACACGATTAACAGTATATGGAATATCAAAGCCCTCTGAATTCCAACCACTTAGCACATCTGACTCTTGTATTAGATCCAAGAAAGTATTCAACATGTCTGCTTCGTTGTCGAACAGCATGGTGTTGGGAAATTCTTCAACTGCTTTTTTAGCTTCTTCCATACTCATGGTCTTAGGGGGAATAGCCAAACATATCATAGTCTGCATCCATTGTAGGTATACAGCGATCGCAGTGATGGGCATGAATGCATCATCGGGACTTGCATAGCCACGTTCAGGATCAAAGTCTACCTCAATGTCGAAGAATGCTACATTTAACTTAGGAGCATCTTGATTGAGATAATGATCTTCAAGACATCTATATTATGGATTGATGTCTGACTCGTGAAGTTTCTTGTTTGAATGTATGGCAAGCTCTTTGCGATGTTCTTTGACATTCTTTGAACTTACACGGCTAAGTGGTTCGCCCTTGATGGATTCGAACTTGCCTTTGGGGTCGTTGTAATAGAATATATGTCTGGCAGCATATTCTTTGAAATGCCTCTGCCCTTTGTCGTCACGCTCAACGACAAGTATCTTGTCATCGTCGCGATTGTAGTATGCGTCTACGAAACTCATTTGTTCTCCTATGCAATTTTAGGCTTGCAAATACCAGTTGTGCGGTTTATGGCCCGCCGACCTTTATCTTATATACTTAGCATTCTCAATAGACCTATAGTGTCTATTGTGGTCAGCAAGATATAGTTAGCCAACATGCCAAACGACTTCCGAGTGTACGCAGCCCAAGCATACATGGCACATCCAGCAATCCAAACAGGATATAGCGCAAGCAAAGGCGGATTGGGCACAGTGACTGCCATGGTGATTGAACAACCAATACTAACAGCCCAAGCCAGTAACTCGACAACAAAACGGAATCTGTTGCTGTGCCAATCTTCTCTGATCCAATCAAAGGTTGGTTTTAATAGTTCATTCATTCAGGTAAACGCTTTGTAACACCAAGAATCATTTCAATGTCATTCCATTCTTGTTCGTGATCTTTCCAATTGTCTTTATGTGCAATAGCGATTGCTTTGTTGATAACGCTGGGTTTAATTTGTAGTTCTTCTGCAACTGCTTTAACAGTTTCTTTAAGACCCTCTTTGAGGTCTTCTACTTCACGTAATACATTGCCGCCTTCGTTAATAAGACGTTCTAGTTTTGCTTTTTCTTCCGGACCGTACATTCTGGTTGACATATAATCTCTCCTATAAGACTATTATATAGCCAACAAAAAAGCCAGTCAACCTAAATTGCTGGCTTTCTTTACCAAACGGTAAATTTAACTTGAACCGTCTTTGCTCATTCCAATTTGCGACATAAACATAATAGCTAGTATACCTGGAATTATTAACCAAGCTGGTCCTCCGAACAATCCTGCGATTGTTGCGGCTGCACCTCCTAGTACTCCTGTTAAACTTGAAAGTTTTTCGCCTAGTGTAGCACTCTTATCCCATGCATCGATGCCTCCTAGGGTACCCTGTCCGCTTTTTGGATCTACTTTTTTCTGTCCAAAGAAATCACCGATTGGACCTTCTTCGATAGATTCTGCAGCAGGTTCAGGTTTTGCACCTAGTGCTTTGGCAATTGCTTTGATATTTGCTAATGTGAAATCGCTTTTATCTGCACGATCTTTACCTAACACACTCTTGGCAACACTTGCCATTTTATCTTTTTCTTGATCTGAAAGTTTTGGTGCCAGTTTAGACATTAGCAGGCTTTTGACTTTGTCCATCATGCCTTCGTCTAATTGAACTCTGCTTTCATTAATATTTTTTTTGCTTTCGCTTAACACATCGTACATTTCAAACACGCCGCCGTTGCGCTCATATACCAAACCTGCATATAGGTCAGCTTTCATGCCTTCGCCTAATTTACTTGTAGCAACACGTTGAGCCCAGGTAAACAGAGCTTTGTCAACAGCATCGATTTGTTGTTGTCCGCCGCTCTCTTGTACCAACTGTACCATTTGTTTGAAAGATAATTTTGTTTCTACACTTTCTTTAACTGGACGCTTTTTGCCTTTTGGCATCATCTTGCTTTCAAGGCTAACACCGTGCTTCTTCATCAAACGACCAATTTGTGAATCTGGATTTGCTTTCTTTCCAGATTTCTTAAACGTATCAATCATTGATTTTTCTTGTTTTTTCTTTTCTTCTGGACTGCTAACTCCGTGACTGATGTTATCAAAATCAGCATCGTCATCTGAAGCTTCTTTTACTGTTTTCTTACCAAAGAATTTTTCTTGAGCAGCACTCATACCTTTCTTGCTACTATCTTTCTTGTCACTGCCTTTGTCACCGGCTGCACTTTTCATTGGCTCTTTCTTGTTGCCGTCTTTGTCAAGATCTAGGAAGTCTGGCTTGGCACCTTCTGCCATCTTTTCTTTCTTGGCCATTTTCTTTTTCTTGTCAGCAGCTTCTTCTTTCTTGGCTTCAACCATCTTCATGAACTTGCTTTTGAATTCTGGTTCTACACTTTCTTTCTTGGCTTTCTTCTTT